GGTACGGTCGGAAATGAATATACGGGAGATGTTCTGCCAATCGAATATATTTCCGGTCTCACGACTGCAAAGATCACGAGGGTTTTGATCTATGGAGAAGCGGAAGAAAGTACGGAATCCCTGCGGCAGAGGTATTTTGAATCGTTTGAGGAAAGGGCATTTTCCGGTAATGTAAAAGATTATCGAAACAAAACGCTTGCACTGGCGGGAGTCGGAGCAGTCAAAGTGATATGGACGTGGAATGGTCCGGGAACAGTGAAACTTGTTATTTTAGACAGTGCACATGGAAAAGCTACGGATACATTGATATCTGCAGTCCAGAAAGAGTTTGATCCAAACGGTGATGGCATGGGGGACGGGCTGGCGCCGATCGGGCATGTGGTTACGGTCGAGACGGCGAAAGAGTCAGTGGTAAATATTGCAATGAATATCACCTTTGACAGTGGTTATGGATTGAATGAATGTAAAGCATTGATTGAGGACGCAATGAAAAAGTACATTTTATCGTTGCGGCAGGACTGGGAGAACCAGAATCATCTGATCGTGAGAATTGCGTCGCTGGATGCTGCAATCATGGGTGTGAAAGGTGTGCTTGATGTGACAGGAACAACCATCAATGGGGGTACACAAAATCTTGAATTAACAGAATATGAGATTCCGGTCATGGGGGTGGTTACTTATGGAGGATAGATATATCAATCTTAAGGAGCTGCTCCCTTTGTATTTGCAGGAATACAGTGAGCTGGCTGAAATTATGGATACGGAAACACCGGAGTTTCGATTATTGGAATCCAAACATAACAGGATGATTGATAACCGGTACATCACATCCTGTGACGAAGAGGGAATTGCCAGATTTGAAAAGATCCTTGGTGTGACACCAAAAAGTGATGATACGCTCGAAGATAGAATCTTCCGGTGTCTGACCAAATGGAATGTGTGTCTGCCGTATAACTATGCTTTCCTTGAAAGAAAATTAAAGGAATTGTGTGGTACAGAGTACGCAATAGACTTTGATATTCCCGGTCAGACAATGATCGTTAAAATCGGTATAGCGCAGAAAAATCAATATGATTCTGTGGTGGATATTTTAGACGAAATCGTGCCATGCAATATTTTGCTTAACACAGAACTGCTTTACAACCAGTACAAGACATTAAAACCGTATCCGCATATTATACTGGGGCAGTTTACACACTGGGAATTGAGAAACATCAGTATTCCGAAGAATCTGAGTGCAAAGGTAGAAAATATCGCGAATTATACAATGGAAGAATTATCACGGTTTACAGTGGAACAGGTTGCAGAAATCGGACTGAGAAAGAGAGGATAACATGAAACTTACAGATATTTTTAAATTCAAGCTGTTTGAAAGAACAGATCCGGTGGATATGAAAACCGTGAATGAGAATTTTGAGAGTGTAGAAAAACTTTTTAAGGGATTGGATCAGGTAGACAACACATCGGATTGTGATAAAAATGTGGCATCAGCTAAAAAAGCGGAATGTGATGGAAATGGAAAGAACATTTCCGAAACATATTTAAAGAAAACGGCAGTTGCCAACAATAACACTACCACGGAAGCAGGCTACGCACTTGATGCAAGACAGGCAAATCCGAATGTGGATGGCAGTTTGGCGAAACAGATAAGTACGTTAAACAGCGGTTTAAAGAAATATTATACACAGACAGAGGTTGATAATATTATTGAAAAAACAAGGTGAAATCCATTGTTATAGAGTTCAAAGGCATTACTACCAATGAAAGCAAAGCATTTTTCCCTAAATATACCTATTGGGGATATGTCGGCGGAAAAACCACTGAAATTGATAATTTAATAGCACAGGGGCACACAATTCTTGGCGGTTTTATCTGCGGCGGTCCACACAACGATGCCTCCATGGCTGGCAATGGTTCAGATAACATAGGTGTTATAGTCGGTTCAGCAACTTATTATAACGTCCCATATTCATTTTACGTTTTTTCACAAGCTTATCAGACAATAAGGATTAAGGTCTGCGTTTTATATATTTAATATTTAACACAGTTTTATAGCAGTTATCTTTGTACTGATCTGTCCAAATGTCACAGCTTTTGGTACTTTTATTAAAAATTTTAAATTGGTAATTGCCTTACCAGATATTATTTCATGCATGGTCAGCCACGTGCCACCGTTTCCGCTGTTTGGGGCGGTGATTCCAATCGCCTGATCGACGGTACTTTTTAATGATACAACATCCACAGTAGAACTTTCAGAAACCCAACAGTAATAATTTACCAGCCACGTTCCGGAATCAATAGATAATCCGTCCGCACCTGCATAACTCCATGTATCGGAGAAGTATTTATTAAATTCGTTACTGCTTACCTGACGGTATCCGGTATTGAACATGGTTTTGGCGTCGGATTTCTTTAAATATGTGTCTGGAATGTTATTACCATCATAATCTGCACTAGCACGGGCAACACGTACAGCAGGATATGTACCGTCAGTTTTATCAGCATAAATATCGACAACATTATCATTTTGCACATTAAATTGTGGAAACAATGTACCGACAAATCCAGACCAGTCTTTTGCTAATACTTTTAGGAAATATTTATTGGTTAAACCGCTGTTTTACGAAAAATAATAAGAAAGAAGGAATTTTTATGAAATTAAAAACCACAAAAAACATTCTGACCATCAACAATATTAATCATGTGGATGGAAAACTGAATATTGAATTTGCAGATAACAAAACCTGCGAAGAACTGCAGGAAGCTTTTTCAGATAAAGAAGAACTTACAGTGTTAAAGGTTTATACTGATGAGGACATGTTGACATCAGTGATTCCGGGGTATGTAGTCTTAGAACAGGTTATTCTGAGGGAAGATGTGAAAATCGTTGTCCTGGAAAAAGAAGTTAATGACATCGAGCAGAGGATCACTGCTGTATCTGAGAGTTTAGCCGAGAATGCAGAAAAAACAGCCGAGAACGCGGACAGTATCGAAAAACAGAGGGCAGATATTGACTATATGGCTATGCAGATGGAGGTAAGTTTAGATGAGTAAGAATTATGAAAAAGTAAAAAATTACTATGACAAAGGACTGTGGAATGAGAACCGTGTACATAATGCTGTAGGTAAATGGATCACGCCGGAGGAATATGAGCAGATCACAGGCAAAGTATACACAGAAGAGGAGGATGCCTGATGAGTCAGACAGAAAACTATGGATTTAATATCCCGGAAGAAAATGAATTCTACGATATGGAACTGGAAAATGAAAATTGGAGAAAGTTAGATGCTGTGCTTAAGGAGATCAGCGATAAGCTGGATGCAGTAAAGACAACTGAATAATCTAAAGCGCCTGAGAGCCGATTACATGACCATGTGTTGTGTAGCCGGCTCTTTTGCATAAAGCCTACGGGCAGAAAGAGAGGAAAATTTTATGAAATTTGACAAAATTAACATGATCTATGGACTGATTGCAACAATCGGGGCGGCATTGTTCGGCGAGTACTGGTTTTTATTTGCCGGATTCCTGATTCTTAATGTGATCGACTATGCAACCGGGTACTGCAAGGCGAGATTCTATAAAAAGAATGAGTCAAGTGCCATCGGAGCAAAGGGAATCTTAAAAAAAGTATGGTATTGGATTGTAATTGGTATGGCATTTTTCGTCTCAATGAGCTTTGTACATATGGGGGAGATTATCGGTATTAATCTTTCGTTTGTGCAGCTCTTTGGATGGTTCACGCTGGCAACATATTTGATTAATGAGGTCCGCAGCATCTTGGAAAATCTGGTAGAGATGAATGTGAATGTGCCGCAGTTTTTAATTGCAGGACTGGATATTACACAGAAATTGTTAGACAGCAAAACAGAGATTAAAGAAAGTGAGGAATAATCATGGCAAATAGAAAAATCGGACAGGCTGGTCTTGCCCTTATCAAACAGTTTGAAGGCTGCCGGTTGGCAGCCTATCAGTGTTCTGCAGGTGCGTGGACGATCGGGTACGGTCACACAGCAGGCGTACATAAAGGAATGAAGATCACGCAGGCACAGGCGGACGAGTATTTAAAGCAGGACATAGCAAAGTTTGAAAAGTATATCAACAATCCGTCCTATGTCCCATTTACGGACAAACTTAACCAGAACCAGTTTGATGCACTGGTCAGCTTTGCTTTTAACCTAGGGCAGGGCAACGTGAAAAAGTTGTGTACAGGCAGAGTAATGAATCAGATTCCGTCTGCAATGCAGCAGTACTGTAAGGCTGCTGGTAAAACATTACCGGGATTACAGCGGAGAAGAAAAGCCGAGGCAGCTCTTTATAATAAGAAAGTGGAGAGTCGCACCGGTGCAACCACTACCACAGTGAAAGAAAGTGAGGATTACAGTATGAATACAATTAAAAAAGGCAGCAAGGGAAAATCAGTCAAGGTATGGCAGATCATCATCGGTACGACGCCAGACGGCAATTTTGGCAGCGGAACAGAGAACGCAACAAAGACCTGGCAGAAGAATCATGGACTGACGGCGGATGGAATTGTCGGAAAAGTGAGTTGGAACGTTGGATTAAGATCATTGTAAAGCATGTTTGGCGAGAGAAATCTCGCCATTTTTTATATAATATATGAATGCCAATGCCTATAAAAATAAAAAACAATGAGGAAAACAATTAAACAAGTTGTTGACAGAAAAAACAATATGTGATATAAATATAGTGAAACAATTGAATATGACACATATGGAGGGAAAGAATATGCTTACAAAGTTTGGTAAGGAGCTAAGAAAAATAAGAATCGAGAATGACGAGATTCTTAAGGATATGGCCGATAAACTGAACGTAACAGCGGCATATTTATCGGCTGTAGAAAATGGTAATAGAAAGGTGCCTGATGCATGGGTTAATACCATTGTCACAAAATATAATTTATCAGATGAAAAAGCAACTACATTGCAAAAATTAGCTTATGAGGATAGATGTGATATTAATCTTACATTTGATGGCACAAATAGTCGAGAAACAAATTTGGCTCTTTCATTTGCGAGGAAGTTTAAAGATCTAGATAACAATCAAATTAAAGAAATTCAGAAAATTTTGGACATGAAAAAATGACTAGGAGGGTTTTATGGCACGGTGTATTGCGGAACCATTATCACGAAAAGATATTAGAAAAACAGCAGAGCTGATAAGAAAAATTGATGGCTCGGAGAATGATATGTTTTTTGATATTGTTAGGTTTTTGGAAATCAAATTACCAAGTATAGACTCGAATTTTAATTTTCGTGTTTTACCACAGGACGAAATGGGAGAATGTCATGGTATAACATATCCCGATAGAAATGAAATTCAAATTAGACAAGACGTATATGATAGAGCTATAGCTGGTAGTGGAAGGGATAGACTTACATTAGCACATGAGTTGGGTCATCTTTTATTTCACGAAAAACAAAATATTAGTTATGCCAGAGTTGGTGATAATACAGGAATAGTTGTTTTTCGAGACCCGGAATGGCAGGCAGATGCTTTTGGAGGAGAAGTTTTAATGCTGAAAGAAGTAATAAAGGGACATAATGTAAAAGAGGTAATGAATTTATGCAAGGTGTCAGAAAAAGCGGCACTGTGTCAATTATCTAAGTGATGTTTAGGTCATACCTTTACATAAACAAAACCAAGCACACGAGATGCTTGGCTGTTTGTTGAAAAGTCTTACGACAGTTCAACTGGTTATAATTTTCTTCGCAAGCTAATTATAGCACTGTCGTTAGGCTTTCGCAAGCAGAAGATGCGAAAGGAGGAACTGTTTCATGTATATTTTTAGAGCATGGATTACAACCAAAGACGGTGCACGCATTTATGCTAGGGACTATGGCAAGCGAGCTTTCAAAATTTGGGTTGATAAAAAAACTAAGCGGTAGAGACGCTTGTATAAAAAACAGAGCATATTTGCCAGTTGTATGCTCCTTTTTGTATGAAAGGAGAAAACATTATGGATTTAATCGAAAAAGCGTATAGTTGTACAAAACTTTGGATAAGTATGATCGTTGCAATTATATATTCTGTGCTACTTGTTTCATATCAACATCACATTCAGGGATTGGAAAAACCAGCTGGTATGCAGGAAGCATTGGTTTTCCTATTTAATTATCCTCAAGATTATTTCGGGGCGTTGATATTGGGATTGGTTATACATGCAATATGTGTTGTCATGATAATCTGTTTAATATTATGTTTTATAGGAATTGTAACATCGAGGGTAGCCCCCAATGTGGTTATGATGATAAATTTAGCTATGACAATAATAATGATTGTGCTCAATAATTTATATGTAAAGTATGTGTCGGCATTGGTAATGGCAATTGCGGTCATTGGAATAGTCGGGTGGGCAATCGCAAACGCTGATACATAGGAGTAAGATCTGTAAAAATATATAAATGATGCAGAGTAAAAGAATAGACATTTCGTGTTGCATTTCGTGTTGCATAGTGCTGTAAAATTTATGCGGATAATGCAAAAAACGTGCGAAATGCGCAGCAATCAGAACCAGTAAAAACCGCATTTTATCGGCACTCCACAAGATAAGCGGAATTTGATAAAATGCGGTTCACGAGTTCGATTCTCTCATCCCCTGCTTGGAAGAAGCCTTGAACGAAAGTTCAAGGCTTTTTTTGATATATTTACAGTTTTGCATTTTTACTTATTTTGCCTGAAATTATAAAATCTTTCTTTTCTGGATAATATCTGATTGAAATTCTCTTAAACTAAGAATATAATGTCATTATATATTCTTAAATTCTAAGAAAAATACCTATATAAATTCTACTTATAAAGAAAGATACATGATAACATATATTTGCCACAATAGAAATGAAAAAACAACAGAAAAACAGCCATGTTTTGGAACCGTATGCGAGACAAGTACATGTCAGTGCTGTGGAGGCAGGGCGGACGTGCAGTCTACGATATACTGGTGCAGACAATGTAATGTTCCACTGTATGGTAACAGATGCAGCAGATGCGGGATGGAGGCAAAAAAGCTGACAACGGACGTCCGGCCTGTATTTCCAGAGGAAAGACTTTTAATCGAAATTATCTTGCAAAAGCCATTTGAATTTCTGAAAAAATCAGTCTGGAATGGAACGGGAAACCATTATTTTGTGGACGGAAAAAAGATTGCTTTTTCTGTAAAAGAACTGAAAAAGATCAATGCAGATGAAGTCCGCAGACAATATGAAAAATATAGTACACAGAATACCTATTGTTATTTTGATGAGATGACGGGACGCTTTATTGAGGCAAATAAAGAACGGTATGAGTATATCACGCAGGAAGCAGGAAATTATATACGAAAAGCAGTGGGTGAGTTTGGTGCAATGG